ACCGCCTCGCCAGGCTCCGGGTAGATCACCGCGTACTTGTCGGGCGGTGACCATCCAGCGTCGGTCGGCGCCCCACCGAGATAGACCGCGAGGCCGGGGATGGTCCCGAGCGCTGCCTGTACGGCGTCGACGTGGGGCAGAACCTCAGGAGGCGCGGACATCCCTCACCACCAGGCCAGGCCGCGGGCGACGACGATGGCCATCTGCGCCTCGAACCGGGGCTGTTCGGCATCCAGCGCCCGGCCCCCGTCCCTGTGGGGCGGGTTCTTCACCGACCCGTATTCGAGCAGGTTGCCGAGCGCGCCCTGCGGCGCCCCCTTGTCCGGGCCGATCGTCGCCGCGACGATGTCCGGCCCGTAGGAGGCGACGTCGAAACCGACGGCGTTCGGGTACATCGGCGCATGCCTGCCCGAGGAAGCTCGGGCGTTGGCGCGCCAGTCCTTCTTGATGTTCATGGCACCCCGCACCAGCACCTTGCGGGCATCCCGGCGGGCTCGCGGAATCGCCCGCAGCAGATGCCGCTCCAGACGGCGGACATCACGGGTATCGAAGCGCACGCTCATGACCGATCCTCCGTCCTGATCCGCCACGCCGTCGACTGATCGGAGAACGCTGCCCCCGTCACCCACAGGACCAGACCGACCATGCGGGCATCCGACGACGCGGTCACCTCGATGCGTGTTCCAGGCAGCACGCGAGTCCCGCCGGGCAGCGTCGTCGTCCAGGGCAGGTGCACCTCGTACTCGCGCAGCACAATCTCGCGTTCGCCAGCCTCGGTCTCCTGGCCCGTGGACGCAGCGATTGCCTTGACGCGTGCCTTGCCCGAGTACAGCGTCGTCTGCGCGCCCGGCGTGGTCGCACCGGTGGCCCGGTTGAAGCCGTCCGGGGCCTGCGAATAAAGGCGCACCGTGTCCCGCATGCGGGCCTCGGCCTCCCGCCTCCCGGCCGCGAGTGTCGCATCCAGCAGACTCACGGCGTCACCACCGAGAACGCTGGCCGTCTGAACGACCGCAGCGCATCCTTGTGATCCCTCGTAAGGCTGGCGCTGCCGATGGTCTCCGACGCGAACGTGCGCTGGTAGTCGTCGATGCTGATCTGCCGCAGGTTCTCCGGGTTGGCCAAGTTCATCGTCGCCAGGTCCAGGACCACATCGACGATGTCCTCGGGCACCTCGCTGTAGCCGTGGCTGTAGGTGATGCGCACCTTCGGCGCCCACACGCCCTGCGCCCGTGACCACGGCCAGCCCATCAGCCGTGTCGGCGCCTGCCACGGATAGCCGCGGGTCAGCTCGTTCCCGAGTCGCGAGTAGTCACGGCCCTCGATCGCCGTCCACTCGATGCCGCTGAAGTCGGCGACCTCAACCACGGTGAGCGGGTGGGTGTCGTCGACGACGAGCGGATACTGCGGGAGCCGCAGCACCTTCCCGCCGCCCGGCAGGGTGATCGTCTCGCTCTCGACGAGCGTGATGTCCTGCCGCGTGTACCGGCGCACCCGGGCCGACGCCCGGCGCAGCGCCAGGTCGAGGGCGGCATCCGTACCCGAGGCGCCGGCGTCGCGGAGGTCGGCCGCCGTGGCGAGCGGGGGAAGAGCCATGGCGGCCTCCCCTCACTCGCTGTCGGCTGTGGCGAGCTTCTCCAACTGCTTCACCAGCGTCGAGCGCGGCTTGTCCTTCGCCTGCTCCGCCGCCAGTGCCTCCTCGGCCCGATCCGGATCCTCGCCGACCCAGGCCAGGACATCCGCAGCAGTGCCGTCGATGTCCAGCTCCGCGGGGGGCGCGGATCCCTCCTGGGGGGCTTCCAGGAGGGCACGCGCCTCGTCGTCGACCGGCTCGACGGGCGAGTGCGTGGACACGAGGTAGGCGGCGAGCTCGCCGGTCACCTCATCATCCTTCTTCAACGGGTGGATGCCGTAGTTCCAGTACGGCGCGATGTTCTCGAGCACCTTCGCGCGCATCATTCCTCCTTCAGGCCGCCGGGGCGCCAGCAGGCCAGCGCCCCAGCCGGTCGCGGTCAGGCGTGCTCGAGGACCACGGCGCGCTTGTACAGGGCCGCGTCGCCGGTGGTGGAGTCCGACGGGACACCGTAGTCGCCGACCCAGCTCCACGAGGTGGAGATGTTCTGCTGCAGGCGGTCCTGCGGCGGACGGACGATCCGCGCGACCTGCACGCCAGGCGCGGCCTCGATCATGGAGATGTCGGGGACGTCCTCGACACCCGTTCCGCGCAGCAGGTCGCCCATGCCCTCGAACGGGGCCGCCACCAGGGCGCCCGCACCGAGCACGATCGGCCGGTGCACGGTCACGTTGCCCGCCGAGCCACCCAGGATGGTGGGCGCCTCGATGTTGCGCACCCAGTCGATGCCGCCGAAACGGCCGATCGACAGGTCGCGGTAGATCGGCGAGTCGACGCGGCCCTGCAGGGCCTGCTTGAAGTCCGAGTCGGAGAACAGCTGCGCCTCGGTGTCCGGGTCGATGTGGGCCACGTAGTAGCCGCCGACCGTCGGGACGTTCATCTTCCGCAGGCGGGTGACACAGCTGCGGAACAGGGCGAACGTGGCCGTGTTGGACGTCGTCAGGTCGTAGGCAGTCGAACCGGTCGGACGCACCGTCACCGGAGCGTTCGCCGCCACGACAGCGTCACCGACAGCGTCCGCTCGGGCCGTGCCCAGCGTCAGCGTGTTCGTGCCAGTGTTCACGCCGGTCACGGTGTTCCCGACACCCGCGATCGTCACGGTCAGCGGGTTCGACGCCGACACCGCAGTCGGAACACCGTTGACCAGCACGTACTGGAAGCCAGCCACCGAGTTCACGATGATCGACGTGTCCGACGCACCCGCCGTGGTGCACCACGTCCGGCCCCCCATGTAGGCGTTGTACAGCTTGTTCCGGGCGACCTGGTTGATGGACTGGCCGGCGTTGATACCGAGCGTCTCCACATCGGCGAGGAACTTGCTGGCCAGGGCCATCGCCGAGGTCAGCAGGTTCGTGTCGATCGCCTGCCCGTACTGGTCCATGGTCACGGACCACTGCTCGATCGAGTACGTCGCCGCGGACGTGTCCGAGCCGGTGATCGGCGTGACAGCCGGGGAGAGCAGGCCCTTCCTCGTGAAGGTCTTGGTGTCGCCGAGGCCGCCCTGCCACGGCATCGCGTCCGCGATCGCCGGGAAGATGAAGTTGGGCCTCAGGGCCTCCTGGAACACGCGGTCGAGGATGCCGTTCTGCATCATCGCCCGGATCGCCGCCGGGACGGTCGACCGCACGTCGTGGCGGTCGAGCCGGAACCACGGCCGGACGGCCGTCAGTGTGGTCGACATATCTACTCCTGTGTGATCTCTACGGACACGAGGTCCGGGAACTGCAGGGCGTACTGCTCCAGGCCCAGCAGCGCGGTTTGTGTGATCGCTGTGATGGCGGCGCAGACCCGACCGTCCACGGCGTGACCCTCGTGACCGTCGACCTCAATGGAGGTACGGCCGTCGCCCAGGCGGGCGCGGATACGGATCACGAACGGAGCCGGAACCCGGGCGCAATCTGCGCCAGTTCGGCGTCCAGGGCAGCGCGGTCAGCCTGCCGGAAGTCCGTGGGCGGCTCCGCCGGGCGGGCGCCCTGGCTCGGGTCGGGTTTCGGTGCCGGCCTCTTCTGCGGCTCCGGCGCGGCTCGCCGCAGGTGCGGCTTGCGCTCCAGCAGGTCGGTGAGGTCAGCCGAGATTGCCTCGGTGTCGATCTCTCCGTCGTCGCTGGTGTACTTCGCCAGGTCGAGGAAGGCTGCGGCGTCCTCCGGGTCGGCGAACTCCGATGCGGCGGCTCGCACTTCCGCCTTCACGGCACGGGCCGTTGCAGCCTTCGCCGCAGCTTCGAGGCGCTCCGCCTTCGAGGTCGCCTTCTCCAGTTCGGACTTCTGCGCGTCCTCGAACTCGGCGACCTTGCGGGCGAGTTCGTCGGCACGCTTCTTCTCGGCGGCGGCCAGGCGCTTCGCCTCGGCGCGCTGCGCCTTCATGGCCTCCAGGGCCTTCTTCCCGGCGTCGCCGAGCTTGTCGGCACCCTCCGGATCGGGCTCCGGATCGGCCGGATCGTCCGCCGGTTCCGGAGCGGGCTCTGGGTCGGTCGGTTCGGGGTCGTCGTGCCGGGTCAGGCTGAACCAGTCCGCGCTCTGGGCAGCGGGCAGCCAGCGGTTTCGGATCTTCATGGTTTTGCGTCTCCCATTGCGGGATCAGTGACCGGGCCTTGCGCCAGGTCAGGTCTGTGATCGACTACGTCAGGTAGCCGAATCGGCGGAGCATCGCAATCGCCTCATCGCGCGAGTCCGCGACGCGGAAAATCTCCTCGGGAAGCAGGCGTGGGGTGCGCAGTTGGAACCCGCGCCCGCTCGACGGAACCAGGCCCCGGTCGATCGCTCGGCGACGTTCCTGCCGATAGAAGGCGCCGCGCCTCGTCGCGCCCTCGCGCGTCGCCTGCACCGTGCGCCCGTATGCGGTCGTGGTGTACATGCCGCGGCGGGCGTTCACGATCTGCCCCATGTCCGCGCCCTCGCGGATCGCGCGAGCGCCGGCGAGGCCGAAGACCCGGTTCTGCTCAGCGGCCGAGAGGCTGTTGAAGTAGTCGTTCGGGTCGATGAAACCGCGCCGCTGATGCCGTGCGACCAGCGTCGTCGGCAGGTGCACGCAGTCACAGCGCGGGTGCCTCTGGAAGCCCTTGTTCCAGCCGTACTCGCGACCCGCCAAGATGATGCAGCGGCTGCACGCAGGGGGATTGACCACCCGCACATAGCCCTGGATCGTCCGCTGACCGACCATGCTGGAACCGACCGCGGACCGGCCGGCCTGCGTCACCTCCGACGACGACAACCGCAGCGCCTGGCTCAGGCCCCGCATCATCGCGTCATCCGTCGACAGGCCGCCCGCGATCCCCTGCTTTGTGGTGATCACCGACAGGAGCATCAGCGAATCCAGGCTCCGACCGTCCGCAGCGAGACCAGCGAACGCTTCGGGGCGCACCCGGCCCACCCGGTCGGGGTCCGCGCCTTCCGCGTCGACCACCTCATCCACGTAGGCGTCCGCCGCGTTCGCCGACGACAGCTGCCCAGCCGTGATCGCCCTGACGATCCGCGGGCCCACCGAGGCGTTCCAGGACCCCGAAAGATCCGCGCGGTCCAGCTGGGTCCAGAGGCGTTGCACCTCGTTCGCCGTGAGCCGGGTCCGCCGGGCCTGCGCCGCCTGGAACGCCAGCGCCAGCTCACGCACAGACCGGGTGGCCTGCACGTCAGCTCACCGGGACAGGCTCAGGCGGCGATAGTGCGGGCTCCTCGGGCGGCTTCGGGCCAGCCTCCAGGGCGGCAAGGTCGCCGGACATGATGCGCTGCATCGCATCCTGGGCAGCCTTCTCGTCCAGCTCCTCCATGCGTTCGATCTGCGCCTGCGTGTAGCCCAGATCCTCGCGGGTCTGCCGCAGCGGCACGATCCCGGCCTGGAACTTCTTCACCGCAGCATCAGCAGACTGCGCGACCGTTGGCGTCGAAGCATCCCGCCAGATCGTCTCCAGCGAACGCGACCGCGGATCCCATGCGCCGTCACGGATGCGCAGCACCTTCCGCTGCACCCGCTCCCACGTGCCGCCGTTGCCGCGCTGCTTCCGCTCGCTGCGCTTCACCAGGCGCGTCTCCGCACTACGGATGCCGTCGGCCGAGGCCGGGTTGTCCGTGGCGTGCCCCATGAAGTGCGGCGGCAGGCCAGCCAGGCTGGCTACGAGCGTCGCCAACTGGTTGATCGTGTCGTGGAAATTCGACAGAGACGCCTCGGGGAACTGAATGACATCCGCCCCGTCGTCCTTGCGGTTCTTCTCCGTCGCCCACATCCGCCCGATGATCCGCGAAAACGCGGACACCCGGCGGCCCTCCGGGTCGACGAAGTCCTCCTCGCCGAACCCGAACGCCACCCGGCGCGGCGTCGCGTGATACTCCGCCGACACCATCATGTCCGTGGCCACCTTGCAGGCCGCATCCGAGATCGGGATGACGTCCATCAGCTCCGAGACGCCGTTCGGACACTTCAGGCGCGGCCGATTGGCCAGCACCTCGACCATGACTTCGCCGATCTCATGGTCGTCACGCTCGAGTTCCGGGTCCTCGACCCACTCGCCCTTCACCTTCACCCAGAACGAGGTGGCGTCCGGCAGCAGCAGGGTGGCGTGCTCGATCTTCGCGCCGCCCTCAGCCTCCTCCGTCCACCGCCGGACGGCCGCCCGCACCACGCGCGTCCGCGGGTCGAACTCGGCGAACATGTCCAGCGGGCTCTCGACCGTCACCAGCGGCGTCGTACCGTCGTCCTCGCGGCTGCCGATCACGACATAGGCCCGGCCCATGATCAGGGCATCGAGATGCCCCTGCTGGGACTGGGTGTCCATGTCGTTGGCCTGCCAGATCCGCCACAGCTCCTCGTCGGCGGCCGGCTCACCCGGGAAACGGAAGCCCTCGACGTCCAGGCGTTCCTCGACGCTATCCACCACCAGACGGGGCCAGTTGATGACAACCTGCCGCACCGTCTCCTGCAGCTCCGCCTGCAACTCCGGAGCCATGTAGCTGAGCGGCTGCCGCCCCTCGTAATACGAGTTCAGCCGCTTCAGCTCCGGCAACTCCTTGTCGTGGCAGGAGATGAGGTGCTTCAGCCAGTCCAGCTCCGACCGGTCCACGGACTCACCTCATCTCAGCACGAGCATCTTCGATTTCTTCTTCGGGCGGGCCTGGCCGGTGGCCACTGCGTCTCCGGCAGCCTCGTGGGCGAGGATGCTCGGAATGGCAGCGTCGATCTTCTGCGCCGCGCTCGCCTTTCCCAGGACGTAGCG